TTTCCATTAGTACTCCATTATAATCTTTTCGTAAAACATCTTTTTTCTTTAAACTCCAAGTATAACTATAGTATATACTTGACATTAGCAATCAATATATACAAATTTTTCGATTTTTATAATAAATTTTCTTTGAAGTTTTATTCAAACCCTTCACCATCAAAATCTTTCTTCTTTTGTGCTAATGATTTACGATAAAACTCTTGAGAATTATCCATTTTTCCTTGTGCTTGTTTACCACCCACACTACTCGATTCAAATATCTGAATATTTCCTGTATTAGTATTAATATTGGCAGGAAATGTAAGTCCATCTGGCCCGAATCTATTCTTTATAACATGAAATCTACCTGTATTTGCTATCTTATCTTCCACTTTTCTACTCATACTCATAACAAAATCCGCCGTCATCACTTTACTATAATCCTCTGCAACTTTATCTGCTCCAATAATTTCTTCTTCTAATGAAGAACGATTTGCTTGTGATGCTGTCCATATAGGAACTTCAAATTCTCCTGCCAATCCTCGTAATTCTTCATAAACATGACCTACTTCGTGTCGTTTCTCTGTAAAATGTTGTGTTGATTTCATAATATCTGCATAATCCACAATAACCAAATCAGGTTTAATACCTTGTAGTTCACATTGTTGTAAATGTGCTGTAATTGTATTTACGCTAGCCGTTCTTGTAGGATAATACTTGATAATCAAATTACCCTTGAGCTTTTCTATGGCACTTAACACTTCTTCTTTATAATATTGTAAATTTCCGGTAGGTTGGCCACTCACAATACAATCATATCGTAATCCTACATATTGTGCATTTAACTCTAAGGTATAATGTACTACAGTTAAACCTTGTTGTACTGAATATGCTCCTAATGATTGTAACGTCCAAGATTTACCTATACCGGCGGGAGCAACAATAACTCCTAATTCACCTTTACCCAATCCACCTTCCATCAAATCATTTATAGGATCCCATTTTGTTGGTACAATATCTCGTGCCTGATTAGTCATTCGTTCTTCAAAACCCGTCAAGTACTCGTGTCCAATATCTCTTTCAACTCCCGCTCTCATTGCTGTATCAATCACACCCTTTATCTCATCATATTGATGATTATCCAGTAACTCAACTGATTCCATTATAGCAGTTTTTATAACTTGATTCTTACAAAACTCTAATGTCTTTTCTTTTACAAACACCAAATCTGGTGATTCTCTATGTTGCCAAGCCTGTCGTAGAAAATCAATCACACCTAATTTCAACACTTCATTTTCTATATCATCAATAAAAACTTTCAATACTTCCATTGAGGGTGTAGTTTTATATTTCACGAAATAATCTTGTATTGTTTTTATAATAAACTTATTAGAATCACTATCGAAATAACTAACTTCTAAAATATCAATAATCTGTTTAGTAAATTTACTATCTGTAATCAAACTTGTAATAATTTTACTTTGAAATGAAGTTCCGTATTTTACTAAGGTTTCACTCATAATGTTTCCTTTTTAAATACAAAAACTGGTTCAAACTTAGAACCAGAACCTTTACCATCTCTAGCCAGTGTTGATAGATTTAATCGAAGTGTTTTGATATATTTATAACCTAATTTTTTTGCTATTTCAAGTGTTCCATTTTCAATATTTTTCCCACTCGAAGTGTTCGCAATATTCAATAATAAATATCCATTTACTTTCGTAGAATCAAAAGTATTTTGTAAAGTTTGAAATAAAAAACCATCAATCCATTCTTGCTCTGTAGGATACTTAATATAACTTTGAGTAGGTTCATCCGCATACTTTTCAGTATTAAAATATGGTGGTGAAGTGAAACATAAATCCACTTTTTCCTTTGGTTTAAATACTTCACTACCAAGACAATGTAATTCTACTTCCTTACCAAGATAACTAAACTCTTCTTTAATCTTATTCAACCCCTCAAATGTTTTTGTTGAAGGTTCTGTACCAATGTATTTTTTAATTCTCTTAGATGAAAGTGCACCCAACAGTCTTCCACCCCAACCACAACTCATATCCCAAACTACTCCATCTCCACCATAAGTTTCATAAATGTATTTTGCAGCAGTAGGACGAAAGTTAGATACAGTTTGTGTTCCCTCATACAATTTTAAATTTTGTCTAAATCTATTCTCTGTATATCTTCCATTACCAAATTTTTCTTGCCATATCCAAGTCTTTCTAATAACTTTTTTTAATTTTCCGTCATCGTGAAAATTTTCCCACGGAGTATTTTTTGCATTACCACAAAGTACATTCCAAAATTGTGGAAAGTAACTCCAAGCCAATCTCAACCCATGCATTGTCTGAATTATTTCATCACCATCAAGTATTGTTTTGTGATTAAATTTTTGTAATTTTCTAAGGTGTTCGTGCTTTTCTTCTTCACGAATTGTATAATGAGGAAATCCCCTTTTCCTATAATACTTAAATATCCACGCAACACCATCCTCAATATCTATAGAGGTTATATCATTTGTAACTCTATGATAATTTAGTTCTAATTCATCTATGTCTAAAAAATTCTGTAGTACATTATAATCTACAGTCATTCTATGTCTCTGTACATCTGTTGCACTTTTCTATCATAGAACTCCTGAGTTTTCTTTTCACGATAATTTTGCTTAGCCTTGGTTAAAATCTTATCTCGATTTCGCATATAATGTTCCATCTGCCAACGGCGTTGAGCTTTTTTCCTATCTTCTTTTGTAAAATATTTTCTTTTCCTACCCATGAGTTTTCTCTGCCATAAACTTTAATCTATTAAATGTTGTGTGTAACCAACTATTTAGATTAGGTAATGCAGTATACATTTTATCCTCTAAAAACATTTTTTGGAATTTATGTTTCACTAACCTCTGAATAGGATTTGATATAATATTTTGTATTTTAAGTTTTGCATTACCTGAAATATTGAGCTCATCCAAGTCCATAAGTTTTTTATTTAATAACATTTGTTCTCGTGAATTAGTTATATCTTCACAAATTTTATATTTTTCTTTTTGTGTAAAAGCACTTTTAATAATATCTTCTATTGAATATTTATGTGAGGTTTCTAAAAAAGGAAAATGTTTTATCAATGATTTCAACCCAACGCCTTTGATTCCAGGTATACTATCACTTACATCACCATCCAAAATTTTATATAATAAAAAATTATGTGAAGAAATACCATATTCCTCTACTACTTTTTCTTCATCATACATCTTCTTTTTTGTTGGAGAATATACGCTTATATTTTCATCAATCAACTGTAAAAAATCTTTATCTGTACTCATAATTGTTGATTTCTTATCGAAAATATGTTTTGCACAATAACCAATTACATCATCCGCTTCTATATTATCCATATTGATAATAGTAAGAGGCAAGCATTCTAAATACTGCACTATTCTATTTAACTGAAAAACCATCATTTTCTTTTCGTCATCGCGAGTAAGAAAATCGTGGGTTCGATTCAATCTATGGGACATTTTTCTTCCCATTTTATATTGTGGAAATATCTTTCTACGGCGGGTAGACCCACCTTTACCATCAAATACTATGATGGTTCGGGTAGGTCTTACCATATTAATAGTGTATCCTATTGACCTTAAAAAACCAACTATTCCACCAATGTGAATCCCATCTTCATTGGTAGTTGGTATTGCGGAAAATACTCTAATAAAAGTATTTAATCCGTCTATTAGTAAAACCGAATCATTAGGTTCACCACTATCTACCTTACCGCCAGATTTTTTTATCTCTTCAAGTATAGATAAGTGTTTCTGATTAATCACCGATAACCTCATCTGTGAATTCTACATCATCAATACCAAGTTTTTCTTTGTATTTTAATATAACCTTATCACAAATGATTTGATACACATATTCTTTTATTTCATCGTTACTCGTAATTAACTCTTCCCAATCTTTAGATAAGAATTTATGTTCTTTACCTTTTGCATCTGTGAGAGTGTACCAAGCACCACCAACCTTAACTAACTTATGTTCTTTAAGTACAGTTAACCATGCCCCATAATTATCAATACCTCTGTCGAAGTACATATCATAATCGGCATGCCTCAAAGGTGGGCCTAATCTATTCTTAACTATTTGTGCTCTACATTTCATACCGATAGTATTTTTCTTACTATCTTTAATTTGTCCCATATTCTTTAATCGAATACGTGTAGAAGCGTGAAATGGTAGTGCTTTTCCACCACTTGTTGTCCAAGGGTCTCCAAACATTACTCCAAGTTTTTGTCTGAGTTGATTTGTAAACACAAGAGCAATTTTTTGTTTACCAACCAACTGAGTAATTTTCCTCATTGCTTTTGATATAATAATTGCTTTGGCTGTAGCCCAACCATCTTTATCAAAATCTGCTTCCATCTCTACCTTAGTAGAGGCTCCAGCAAGTGAATCAACCATAATTGTTACCAATCTATCTTTATCTGATTCACGAACTTTAATTACGATTTCTTCAATCGCTTCAAAGATATCTTCTACGGTTTCTAAATGTAGGTATAACATCTTACTCATATCAACACCTATTACTTCCAAAAACTCTTGTGAAACTGAAGTCTCTGTATCTATATAGACAGCGATTCCATCTTTCTTTTGAGTTTCGGCAAGAATATGTGCACCAAGTAATGATTTACCACTTGATTCCAACCCATTGATTTCTGTAATTCTACCTACAGCAATTCCACCGTCTGGTCTATTTGATATAGCCAAATCTAACATGGAACTACCAGTAGAAATGAAATCCTTGATATCGGTTGGTGTGGAATCACTACCATCAAGAAAGTATGCTACTTTAGTATCTTTGAACTTTTTATTTAGTGAGTCTGCTAAAACATTAGCTAAAACATCGTGTACGGACATTCATTATCTCCTTTAGAAATAAGAGCCGTCTCGGATTGACCTTGACGGCCCTATTTTTTTTATTAACTATTAAACAGATCGTCAAAAGCGTCTGCTGTATTTGACACTTTAGAAGTTTCAAGTTGAGGTGTAGATACAGTATCTTTTGTACCTTCTTCTGATGGTTTATCATCAGGATTCAACCATTCATTCAAAATTTCTGTCAAATCATCATAGCTTTGCTCTTGATAAATGTCTCGAATATCCTGCTGTTTTTTAACCAATTCAAGAATTTCAGGTTCATCTGAAACTGCTGTTTGATTTGGTTTAACACGAATGTTAGTCTTAGGGAAACTAGCTCCTGTTTCTTCTGCTGATAGAAATTCTACCACGACATCTCTACCATTTACAGGATCGGTTATATCACCATAATCTGGATCAGCAATAATTGAGAGTAATTCTTGGTATACGGTTTTACCGAATCCCCAAAACTTTACTCCTTGCTTTTCCTCACCACGAACTACGACTGGAGCAAAAGTTCTCATTTTTGCTTCGAGTTTTCGTGATAATTGATAATCTTCTTTATTACCACTTGCACGAAGTTTCTGTGCAAATTCTTCAATTGGGTCTGGACGACCAAAACTAATTGGTGATAAATAAGATCGATTATTTAGATTGTAATGAAAAAACAACTCGATAAAAGGATTGTCCTTATTAAATTCATAAGGCACAATTCTAATTTGTGTTTTACCTGGTTGTGGTTTCCAAAGACTTGATGTACGATTGTTTGTTGTTTGAAGCTGACCTAGCCTCTTACGGATTGCTGATAAATCCATTGCGTATTCTCCTATTATTATTATTCATTATTCATTTGTTAATCAAGTATAACCTTGATACATAAATAAATATAACCTATTATTATTAAAATGTAATTTATTTTATTTTTTTAATAAAAAAAAGAGACCCGTGTTTTTAAGTTTGTAATATAGTGGAAACTAAAAATCGTGAGCCTCTTTTTTTAAATCTTTTGTTTGTTTGAAAAATTTTGGGGGTGTGGACAAACCAGTTCCACATCGAATCACTCCAATTTTTTTTACTTCTTACTTTGCCACCGAAAGTTACTTCGGTTCTCCTTAATGTTATTAACATCGGTAGAGCGGATACAATTCCTTAACAAATACCTTAACCCTTGAAGTGTGGTTTATTCAGCCAGTTTTCAGGAAGATTTCCTTTCGGGTACTTCCAAAGAAGTGATAAAGTTGGTTATTTATCTTTAGTTGATTCGAACTCCCTCATATGATGTCTCATAGTATTACCACCGTTCAGGTGAATACTCTCCACGATAGAGAATCAGGATACATTACAAGCCTTTAAAATACGCTTGTTATTCAGTCAACCCCACATCAACATGCCTGTTGATGCTTTTCAAATTTTCAAAAAACTATGTCTCGAATGACATAAAACTATGTCTCGAATGACATATAATATATATGTATATAAATTCTCAAAATGTATTTTATTTTTAATTTTCTTCTTTTTCTCTGATTAATCTTATAACTTCCCGCTCTTCAGGGAATCTATCTAAGTGTAACTTAGAAAATATTTCAGTTTCATTTATAAACACTTCGAACGCTCCTCTTTCACCAGTAACTAATTTGGCCCATATTCCAAATTCTTCATTTAAATCA